AGTCAGTTCCTTTCTGGGATCTCTTTGTTTAGCGACCCTCAGCTTGAGTTTGACAACGAAAATTTTGTCAGCATCCGTGGCGGTCGTCAGTCTGCTCGCTATTTCTTTTCTGATCCAGAGATTACGCTCAAGTCTGCTCCAGAAAAAAATGTAAAGTTTCCTGGTGCTGATCTCCAGTTCAATTTGACTGGTGAAGATTTGATTGCTCTTCAAAAAGCATCTGCTGTCTACAGTCTACCTGATCTTACCTTCCAATCAATTGAAGGTAATGGTGAGATTAAACTCATCCTTAGGGACAAAGAGAATGATACCAGTAATACTTATGATATCACTGTGGCAGGTTGCTCTACTGGCACCTATACTCTTGATCTTAAAATTGAGAACATTCGTCTTCTCCCTGGTGACTATACTGTCAAAGTATCCCAACACCTTATCTCAGAGTGGACCAACGTAAATACTGACTTGACTTACTACATCGCCCTTGAACCAGCGTGAAGCATATTCTCTTTACACTCAAAGGGTGTAATACTGATCTCCTAAATGACGAGGAGTTCATCCGAGATATTGTTTACACTACATCTAAAAAGTGTAAGTCAACTCTGCTATCCATCAACTCACATAGGTTTGATCCACAAGGTGTTACCTGTGTGGCGATGCTGGCAGAGAGTCATATTAGTATTCACACATGGCCAGAGAAAGGTATGGCAGTCTGCGATATCTTTACCTGTGGTGAGCATACCAAACCCAAGAAGGGTATGGAGTATATGCAAATGATGTTCAGTGCCAAGGACATCGTATCTAAATCATTTACACGACCATTAGAATGAGCAAAAAATTTTTGTGGGTGGAGAAATACCGCCCAAGCATTGTTGAAGATTGCATCCTCCCTGACACTATCAAAGAAGTGTTTCAGGGTTTCGTCAACCAAGGCGAACTGCCCAACTTGCTACTGAGTGGCACAGCAGGTGTTGGTAAAACAACTATCGCTAAAGCTCTTTGTGAGGAGATTGGTGCTTCTTATATCGTGATCAATGGATCCGATGAGGGACGCTTCCTAGACACTGTGAGGAACCGTGTTCGTCAGTTTGCCACGACTGTCTCTCTGACCTCTGGAGCGTCCCACAAGGTGGTCATCATTGATGAGGCAGACAACACCACCAACGATGTTCAACTGTCTCTGAGGACTGCTGTGGAGGAGTTCCATGGCAACTGTCGTTTCATCTTCACCTGCAATTTCATTAATAAAATTATTGAACCGTTGCACTCACGTTGTACGGTAGTAGATTTTAGGATCAAAACCGAACAAGCAGTCAAGCTTCAGGGTGAGTTCTTCACACGCCTTAAAACTATTCTTACTAACGAGAATGTTGAGTATGAAGATAAAGTTCTTGCTAAAATTACTAAGCGTTATTATCCTGACTGGAGGCGTCTTATTAATGAGTGCCAACGCTATGCCGCTACTGGTGCTATTACGTCTGCTATTCTTGTGGATGTTGCTGATGTCAATCTTGACACTCTACTTTCGTCCCTGAAGAAAAAAGACTTTACTAATGTAAAGAACTGGGTAGTTCAGCATCTAGATAATGATCCTAGTATGGTGATGCGTAAGATCTATGACAGCATGTATAATGTATTGAAGCCTGCTTCTATTCCTGAGGCAGTTCTTGTGATTGCAAAATACTCTAGAGATATTCATACTGTCCCAGATCAAGAGATTAACATGCTTGCATGTTTAACCGAGATCATGATGAGTTGTGAATTCAAGTGACACTACTCAAATTTATTGAGAAAGAACCTAAATTTATTATGATGGAGGAAATGTATGAGCGACTTGAAAAAGAACCAGAGAGGCAATGGGAATACATCAAAAGTCAAAACGACACCCGAGAATGTAGCAGAAGCAAATGAAGCATTGTTTCATGCTACAATGAACCTACCCCATGCTGCTGCCCATTGTGGAATGACAGAGCGTGAAATGAAAATGATCTTTCGTGAATACCTTAAATACCATGCCCCAGACATTGAAGTCATTGAAGACACCCCTCAGGTATCCAGGCGGGAAGAGCCGTGCTCTGAGTAAACTCTTTCAATATTTTCCTGATCTAAAAGATTACAATGAATATCGTGAACCATTCTTAGGCGGTGGATCTGTTTCACTTGAGATTACTAAACGTTATCCTAATATTGATATCTGGGTAAATGATCTCTATGAACCTCTCTACAATTTTTGGAGAGAACTACAGGATAATGGCAATGAAATTAAGAACATACTCCTCCAACTTAAACAAAGGCACCCTGACCCCAGTTCCGCCAAATCTCTTTTTTTGGATGCGAAGGAATATCTGGGGAAAGATACCTCAGAGGTTGAAAATTTACATCGCGCTGTGTCTTTTTATGTCGTCAATAAGTGTAGCTTCTCAGGTCTCACAGAGAGTAGTTCCTTCTCAAAACAAGCAAGCGAATCCAATTTTTCCATCGCAGGTATTGAAAGATTGAGTGAGTATCAGAAATTGATTAAGAAGTGGAAGATTACCAATCTTCGCTATCAAGAACTTTTTACTGACAATAAAGACATCTTTACTTATCTAGATCCTCCTTATGAGATTGGTTCTAATCTCTATGGTAAGAGAGGCAACATGCATAAGGGATTTGACCATGATGGATTCGCTGCTATCTGTGATCGGTTTATCGGTCATCAACTTGTGTCATATAATTCAACGCAATTGATCCGAGACCGCTTCAAGCAGGGGTGGACAGCTGCTGAATTTGCACACACTTACACCATGAGGAGCGTGGGGAGTTATAATACAGATCAAGCAACTCGTAAGGAACTCGTCCTAGCAAACTATGAAATGTGAAGTTACTCTCTACAAAGCAGGCACCGTCTTCAAGGAAGAGGTGATTGCTACAGACTATCAAGATGCTCGTAAAGTTGCCACTGCTCGTAACCCTGGTGCTAGGGTGGTTAGTGTAACAGCTGTATTTAAATGAACATCTTTGTCACTGATGAGTCTCCATGGAAGTCAGCAGAAGTTCTGCCTGACAAGCACATCGTCAAGATGCCCCTGGAGACCTGCCAGATGCTCTCTATAGTTTCCTCAGACAAGTGGGGACATGGTTATGGCACACTGCCCAAAAAAGACGGTACGCCCTATGCTACAGATAAGGGAGCGTTCCGTAATCATCCTTGTACCATCTGGGCCAATGAGACTGTAGCAAACTCCAGATGGTTGCTATCTCATGGTATGGCATTATGTGAAGAGTATGAGTCACGATATAGTAAAGTCCACACTTGCTATAATACTCTGCTTGCTGCTGATTATATTATTCCTTATGTTAAATGGAATGGTCATACTCCTTTTGTTCGTGCAATGCCTGATGAGTTTAAGTTTGATGATAGCATCACTACCATAGAAGCATACAAAATGTATATCGCATCCAAACCTTGGGTGAAAGATAACTATCTACGATTACCAAACCAAAAACCAGACTGGATTTAATAATGTATCAACTGAAAGATTACTTGTATTCAATCAATCAATCAAAGAAAAGTATTCTAAATGATGACGTTGATGGTGAGCGAGGGTATCCTCCCTATATTATTAACAGGTGTCTTAGTTCTTTTACTGATACTATTTTGTTCGCTAATGAGATGAACAAGCATCCTCACTTACCAAAGAAGTTACAGTATGACTTTTTGCTAAATAGTGTGAAACCGAGGAAGCGTTTCTCTCCTTGGGCAAGAAAAGATTCTATTGATTATCTTGATATAGTTAAAGAGTATTATGGTTATAATGACGATAAAGCTCTGCAAGCTCTCAGGATTCTTACCATGGATCAACTAGATACTATTAAGAAAGCATTGAGCAAAGGTGGTAAACATGAGCGGTGAAATTGAGATCCAATGGCGACAGAGTGATATGGTGGAAATCGTCTTGAATGAACCAGACGATTTTTTGAAAGTGAGAGAGACACTGACTAGGATTGGTGTTGCTTCACGTAAAGAGAAAAAAATCTATCAGTCCTGTCACATTCTGCATAAGCAAGGGCGGTACTTTATCGTACATTTTAAAGAGTTGTTTGCTCTAGATGGGAAGAAAACAAATATTTCTTTGAATGATGTACAACGTCGTAATCGTATTGTGCAACTTTTAGTTGATTGGGGACTAGTAGGTATCTCTGCAGAGAGTCAAGAAAAGACTGTTGATTTAGCTCCTTTGAATCAAATTAAAGTTCTTTCGTTTAAAGAAAAAAATGATTGGACTCTAGAAAGTAAATATAATATTGGACGAAAAAAACAAGAAGTAGAGTAAACCGTAAACTTTAATAAGGAAACCCGTTATTAAAGTTTATCTTATTGTAGTTAAATAAGAATGTAATGCCGAAAGGGTTACATGTAAACGTCGCTTTTTAAAGGACAATGGTAAACTTTACTTGGGAACACTACACACCACATTCTATTGGATTTGATGAAACCTTCCACAGACTTGAATCTCTTGCAGGAGCAGGAAAGAGTTATCCTCCATTCAATGTCATTAATGGACCTGATGGTAGAACTATATTGGAAGTCGCTCTTGCAGGATTTTCAGAAAGAGATATTGAAGTGGAGACAGAACGAAACGTTCTGACAATTTCTGCTAACAAATCACGCGAAGAAAAAGAACGTGAATATGCACACAAAGGTATCTCATATAAAACCTTTGCTCGCAACTGGCAAATGGCAGATGATGTAGAAATTGACAACGTAGAATTTGTGGATGGATTGCTTTCTGTTACATTAATAAAAGAACTACCAGAAAAACAAAAACGAAAAAAGTGGTTCTAAATAAAAATGAAGGGCACTTGACGGTGCCCTTTTTTGATGCTAAACTAATACCAAACTCTCAAAACTATGGCAGTATCTATCATCACCCTTAAAACAGGTGATCGCATTATCACTGAGCTAAAAGAGATTTTTGATGAGGAGGGAGATAACAAAAAAGGTATCTGTCTCCTAATGGAAGATCCCTACATTCTAAGTCTTGATGGTGCATCACCACAATATTTGACTGAGCAGCAAGGTATGGAGTACCAAGTTCGTTTCAGTAAGTGGAATCCTTATTCTACTGACTGGCAATTTAAAGTTCCATACGATAGTGTAATGACTATTAGCAATCCAGAACCAGGACTGGAACAAGCCTGGAAGCAAAAACTTACCGAAAAAAGAGAATTAGAAAATGACGGAACAATTGAAGACTAATCATAACATTCGTGTCGTGAATCTTACAACGGGACAAAACGTTCTTTGTATGTTTGGAGAAGTTCGTGGAGATGAAGATAAAGTAATCGGGTATCGTATGCTTTATCCTTATAGTTTGACACTTGGTAGTGAAAATGATGATGGTACTATTCCAATTTCTTACACTCGCTGGTGTCCTTTTTCTCCAGTAGAAGAACATCGTCTTGGTGGAGAACATATTATTAGTGTTGTCTATCCCGACAATGGTATTGTTGATAACTTTACAGCTAGACTTCGTGAAGTTGGATTGACAGATGAACAAATTTTCTTTCCAATGGAGGCAACTGATGGAGATAACAGCAAACCTGATCAAGTTACAGAATGAGTGGATCATCGCTCAGGTAGAACCAGCTGAGGGGGACACTATACCAGGTGACCCTGATGTCTGGATGGTTGAACCTTATGTGATAGACTGTGAAGGTCAGATCGCCCCATGGGCATCTCATGCTTCTGAACGTGAGTTTAATGTCAGATCTTCTGATATTACTGTCGTGACCAACCCTAGCAAGGCACTCCTTGCTCGTTATATTGAATCCCTTGAATGAAGTTTTACACTAGTGTTGAGCAAGCAGGCAATCGTCTGCTTGTACGTGGTTATGAGAATGGCAATCGCTACAGCGTGAGGGTTCCTTTCAACCCCACGATGTACTTGCCTAGTAAAAATTATTCTGAGTGGACAACACTAGAAGGTGATTGTGTAGAACCACATAAGTTTGGTTCTATTAATGATGCTCGCGAGTTCATCAAACAATACAAAGAGGTAGATGACTTTGACATCTACGGAAACTCTCGTTTCCTATATCAATACATTGCAGAGCAACATCCTGAAGAGGAACTGAAGTTTGATAGCACCAAGATTCGTGTCTTTACTATTGACATTGAGACTGCTGCTGAGAACGGGTTCCCTAACATTGAGACGGCAGACCAAGAGATCCTTGCCATCAGTATCAAGGACAGCTTCAGTGGTCGTATAACGGTCTTTGGTGCCCGTCCTTTTGACAACCAGGATAAGATGGTTGACTACATGCACTTCAGGTCTGAGGAGACTATGATGGGTGCTTTCCTTGACTTCTGGCAGCAGAACTATCCTGATGTTGTTACAGGGTGGAACTGTCAGCTGTTTGATATGCCATACATCCATAACCGTGTCAATCGTATTATGGGTGAGAAATTTGTGAAACTTCTTTCTCCATGGAAACTTGTTTCTACCCGTGAGATCTTTATCAAAGGTCGTAAGAACTTCTCTATTGACATGCTTGGCATCTCACAACTTGATTACCTTGAGTTGTATAAGAAATTCACTTACACCAACCAAGAATCATATCGTCTGGACCACATTGCTTTTGTTGAACTTGGATCTAAGAAACTAGATCACTCAGAGTTTGATACATTCAAAGAGTTCTATGAGGGAGACTGGCAGAAGTTTATTGAATACAACATTCATGACGTTCGTCTGGTAGATCAACTGGATGATAAGATGAAGCTGGTTGAACTTGCATACACCATGGCATATGATGCTAAGGTAAACTATGAGGACGTGTTCTCACAGGTTCGTATGTGGGACAACTACATTTACTGTGAACTGCTCAGGCGTAAGATTGCTATTCCTCCTAAGAAGGAAAGCGCAACTAAAACAGAGAAGTATGCGGGGGCATATGTTAAGGAACCGAAACCTGGATTCTATGATTGGGTGGTGTCTTTTGATCTCAACTCTCTGTATCCTCATCTCATTATGCAGTACAACATCTCGCCCGAGACCCTTCTTGATAAGAGACATTCAACAGTTACAGTTGATAAGATCCTTGAGAGAGAAGTAGAGATTGATGGTGAGTATGCTGTCTGTGCTAATGGAGCTCAGTATCGTAAAGATAAGCACGGGTTCCTGCCACAAATGATGAAGAAGATGTATGACAGTCGTGTTATATTCAAGAAGAGAATG